CTTGTAGCAAACATATTTGTGTATGGTCACACAGATATACTAAACACGCCAATTCATCTTGATGGTGATTTACAAAACTGTGATGCAACAAATTTAGCATGGCGACCGCGTTGGTTTGCTTATAACTACCATCGACAATTTCTAAAAAACAAAGACTCGACGATAGACTACATTTCTGAACTTGGTCCAGTTTATGAAACCAACACAAATATGCATTATAAAAACATTGCGGAAGCGGCTATGCTGAACGGTTTACTTATAAAAGAAATATTCCAAAGCTCAAATAATACTGGTAGTAAACGAGTTTGGCCTACCGGTCAGACTTTTGAATTTGAGGATCAAAGGTCGACCGTAAAAACACTAAGTGAGTATTAAGTTGCAAGAATAACACTGGGTATAATAGGAGAGATAGAGTAACTCTAACTCATGCTATGTTTTTTTGGAGAAATGCATGAAAGAAAATGATTACCAAGCTAAGTTGATCAAAAAACTTAGATTATTGTTTCCGGATTGCGTCATCCAGAAAAACGATTCGTCTTACATTCAAGGATATCCGGATATTACTATTTTTTACTATGATCGTTGGGCCGCCTTAGAAGTAAAGCGAGACGCTAATGCTTCTGAGCGCCCGAATCAACAGTATTGGGTTGACACGTTAAACCAGATGTCTTACGCATCTGTGATCTATCCGGAAAACGAAACAAGGGTGCTAAATGAACTTCAACACGCACTCCGCACTTCGAGGTAAACATGCCCTTTTGAGCCCAAGCAGTTATCACTGGATTAATTATAACGAACAAAAGCTAACGGCTCGTTACTATTCGGCGGCACAAGCAGCACGCGGCGTTGCTTTACACGAATATGCGCAAACTGCGATAAAGCTAGGAATAAAACAACCAAGAAGCAGTAAGACACTGTATGCCTACATCAATGATGCAATAAATTATAAGATGAAGCCAGAACAATCGCTCTATTACTCAGACAACTGCTTTGGTACCGCAGATGCAATAAGCTTCCGTAATGGTAAGCTTAGAATTCACGATTTAAAAACAGGAATATCAAAAACATCCGAACATCAACTTGAGATCTATGCGGCGTTGTTTTGTCTTGAATATGGCGTGTCTCCGTTTGAGATAGACATAGAACTTCGCATCTATCAAAACAATGACGTATCTGTATTTGTTGCAGATCCCGAAGAAATTTTAACAATCATGAATACGATTATTGATTTCGATCGTCACGTTGAATACTTAAAGGAGAACGACCTTGATTATTGACGAGGATGAATACAAAGACTATTTGGCTCACTACGGGATTTTGCGTAAGTCTGGACGTTATGCTTGGGGTTCTGGCGGAGAAGAAATACACTATACAGAGTTTCTCAGCACTGTTGATTCTTTAAAGAAACAAGGGCTTTCGGAGACTGCTATTGCGGCAGGCCTTGGTATGAACACGTCGGAGCTTCGAGCTCGAAAGTCAATTGCTAAGAACGAACAAAAACAAGCACGTATCGATCAGGCTTGGGGTTTAAAAGATAAGGGCGTAAGCACATCCGAAATCGGTAGGATTATGGGTATTCCAGAATCTACTGTTCGAACGTTGCTTGTCCCCGGTGAGAAAGACAAGTTGGACCGACTTCAGTCAGTTACCAACATGTTGAAAAAAGAGGTCGATCAAAAAAAGTATCTCGACGTAGGTGATAACACCTGGTTGCATCAAGGCGTATCAGAAACAACCTGGCGCAATGCGGTTGCCTTGGCTAGAGAAGAAGGTTACACAAAGCATTACGTTCGAGTGCTTCAGCTTGGTACCGGAAAAGAAACTACAGTTAAAGTGTTAGCCGGCCCTGGAGTAAAAACGTCAGAAGTCAGAAAAAATCAAGACCTCATTCGACAAGTTCAGAATTTCTCTGATGACGGCGGTAGATCTTTCTTTGGGTTGCTGCCTCCGCTCAAAATAGATCCCAAACGAGTGGACGTAGTTTATAAAGAACAAGGCGGAGATAAACTTGACGGCGTAATATATGTGCGCCAAGGTGTTAAGGACGTTTCTCTGGGCGATGCTCGCTACGCACAAGTTCGAATCGCGGTTGGTGATGGGCATTATATGAAGGGTATGGCTATGTATAAAGAGGATCTACCCAAGGGCGTTGATCTTCAATTCAATACAAACAAAAGCGATACCGGAAATAAACTTGATGCACTCAAACCAGTAAAGCGTACGGGAGAAGGCGACGTTGATGATGCTAACCCGTTCGGTTCTATAGTTCGACAAATCGTGGCTAGAGAATCAGATGGTCAGCAGTATTTAACTGGATATGGTAAGAACATGACTGATGGCACAGAAAAAGTGATCTCTGCCATGAACATTGTGCATGAAGAAGGAAACTGGTCGAACTGGTCAGACACCCTGTCTAAACAAGTACTATCTAAGCAAAGCACAAAATTAGCAAAAACACAGTTGGACATGACGTATGAGAGTAAGGAAGCAGAGTTCAAAGAAATCGCTAAGCTTACTAACCCGGCCGTTCGAAAGCTACTTTTAGAAAAGCTAGCTGATGATGTTGATTCTTCAGCAGTACATTTGAAGGCCGCTGCGTTAAAGGGTCAAGGGACTCACGTCATTCTTCCGATTGGTTCTATGCCCCCGAGTCAAGTTTATGCGCCGAATTACCTTGATGGAACAAAAGTTGTGTTAATTCGATTTCCGCATGGTGGCACTTTTGAGATTCCAGAATTGACGGTGAACAACAAGCAACCCGAAGCAAAGCGATTGCTGAAGGACGCACGAGATGCGATTGGTATTCATCACTCCGTTGCCGAAAGGTTGTCTGGCGCAGACTTCGATGGCGACACGGTACTCGTAATACCAAATGACGGCCCTGTTTCTAAGAGAATAGATACAACACGAGCACTGGAAGACTTACAGGGGTTCGACCCAAGAAGTTCTTATCGTCGTTATGAGGGCATGAAAGTTATGACCGCACGCGAAAAAGGACTCGAGATGGGTCTCGTGTCAAACTTAATTACTGACATGACTTTACGAGGCGCGTCTAGAAGCGAACTAGCTAGAGCAATTAAACACTCGATGGTAGTCATTGATGCTGAGAAACACGAACTAAACTATAAGCAATCGGCGATAGACAATGGTATCCCCGCATTAAAAGCTAAGTATCAAGGTGGACCAAACGCCGGCGCATCCACTCTAATCTCGTTATCAAACCAACAGCTTAGAGTCCCCGACCTCAAACCAAGGCGGGCGCAAGATGGTGGACCAATAGACAAAGCTACGGGTAAAAGGGTATTTGATCCGGCATCTGCTGAAACTTTTGTTGATAGCAAAGGAAAACAAAACGTAAGAATGAGGAAGTCGGTTAGACTCGCGGAGACCGACGATGCGTTTACTTTAATTAAAAATACCCCCACCCAAATTGAAAAGGTATACGCTGAGCATTCTAACAAACTAAAGAACCTTGCTAATGAAATCAGATTAGAGCAAATCAATACCCCCAATGTGGTGAGGTCGCCATCTGCAGCCAAAGTTTATAACAAAGAAGTAGATTCCCTGACAGCTAAGCTTCGCATAGCGGAAAGAAACGCCCCCCTTGAAAGACAGGCCCAGATCTTTGCTAATGCTATTGTTCGTATGCGTCAAGCAGCCAATCCTGATATGGACAAAGAAACATTAAAGAAGGTTAAAACCCAGGCCCTAAATCAAGCCCGTACCCGAACAGGTGCAGGCAAGGATAAAATAGTCATCACTCCGGACGAGTGGAATGCCATTCAACAGGGTGCCGTGTCCAACACAAAACTCAATGAGATTCTAAGACAATCTGACATTGACGTAGTGCGACAGTTTGCTACACCAGTAAACAAAAAGATTATGACTTCTAATAAAGTTGTAAGAGCCAAGCAAATGTTGGCCAGTGGCTACACAAGAGCCGAAGTTGCAGCAAAGTTTGGTATCTCTTTAACAACACTAGACACTGCAGTAAACGAGTCCGAGGCTTAGGAAGGAGGAAAGCATGAGCGACATAACTAATTCAAACAACACTAAGTTAAACGATACTAATGCGAAACAATACGAGTCTATGCTTACTACTGTTGACAATCCATTTGATCCGTTTACTCAATTCAAGCCTTGGTTTTCTTTTGATATAGCCTCCGGGTACCACACACTGGCCTTGCTAGCTAGAATCATCAATACATCCAATGAAATGTCGGAGGCCGACCAACTAGCTGCCAACGAACTAGCCATCGATGAAATACTTATGGAAAACGTTAGTGGTATGCATAGACGAGTCATGCGAGAAGTACAGCAAGAAGTACAGCAAGAAGTAGATAGTAACGTCTAGTTGCGGTAAAGCTCTACCCGGGGGAGGGGGGTCTTTAAAAATACCCCCCCTTGTTTAT